CTAAGGGTTCCCTTAGTTGCATACTCAACAGTCCAAGCCTTCCAATCATCCTGACTGACAACTGCATCTACAGTTGTAGGTGTTGGTGTGATTGCGGGAGCATCAGGAATCCTAAGTTCTTCCTTACCAACTACAGGTGCTTCTACCTTAGGGGTAATAGCTGGGGGTGTTTCTGTAAAGTTAGGATTAGCCTCACCATCTTCCTTGTACTTAGTCTTTAATGCAGCAATCTCTTGTCGGGATTGTGTGTATTCTTTCTGAGCATTCTTAAGCGAATCAAACCAAGCCCCTGCATCTTTGAAGTTTGCAGGAATAGTATCGCCTTGATTCTTAACGTATGCAGCAAAAGCAATCCGCTCCTTAGCACTGATAGCATCTGCGGGAGATGACACTAGGGATTGTTCCGAAGCTGCTAGATCAACCTGAGCCTGAGGAACAGGTTCTTCAGCTTGATATGCAAATTCTGGAGTCTCGTCATTAACCATTTAGTAACCTTTCGTATGAATAACTGCGTGAAGGTGTAGAGTTACACCATCAACCGATTGAGCAATAGCTGTACAAAATGTTAGCGTATGCTGATGTAGCTGTAGCTGAGGTAAAATCAACCTCAACAAATGAACACCCAAACACTGGGACAACTACTGATGCCACCGATAGCAGAGCAGAGTTGTTAATCAGTGTATTTGCACCAATAGTAGAGACTGCTACAATACCGTGTGTACCTTTGAGATTAACAGAGTCGTTTGTAATCATAGTAGTAGCCTGAACTCCTGCAATTGTACCTGCAAACAACAGTGTTGGATAGTAAGTAGTACCTAGTTTAGACCAACCCGTTACTCGAAAGCCAGCACTGGTTGTGAAGCTGATGAGCAAGGGGTGAATACGTACGTGTGTATAGGGACCTGAGGGAATAATCAAACTTGTGGCATCATTTGCCGTAGAGGTTAGTGTAGTATGTTCGTTATAAGCTGTTAAGGAATTAGTATTGGAAGTAGTTACTCCAACAAACATATCCTCTCTTGCTTGCTTTGTTTGAGACATTGTATGTTGATGAATCATTTGTATTTCTTTCTGTTATTGTTGTTGAAGACCATTTCCACCTTGGAACGAAGACATATCTACCCCAGAATTTTGTAAGACATTAGCTATACCTTGTCCACCATTCTGTTGTAAATCCATTTCAGCAGCCTTAGCTCCTGCAGCAGCCATGACTTGAGTAGAAGCAGCCTGAGATTGTTGCTGAGCCGTTGCTTGAGCTTGTCTAGCTTGCTCTTCTTGTATCTTTTGATTCTTCTCTTCTTCAGAGATAACCCAGTTACGGGAATCAAACCCAAGAGACGAGATCAAAGCCTTGGCATACTCTTCCCACTTGAATGCTTGTAGTGCTTCAGGTGGAAGGTTACGCACCATCTCTCCCATTTGCATCAGCTTCTGTAAATCAGTATCCCGTGATAAAGCTTGTAGACCTGTGACAACTTCAACAGTAAGAGTACCATCCTTATTAAAGAATTGATTGTACATTCTCTTGTCTAGTTGATTATCTTCAATCATTAGGAAGATCACTCGTTTAATAATTGGTTCCATTAAGTCTCTTGCAATAGCACCAAAGGCACCACCAAGAACTGTTTCTAATTCAGAACCAATCATTCGCACAGCTGTAGCTGTTACTCGATCTCCACTAGGCAGGGCAGCAGCAGTCATTAAGAATGCCTGACCAATCTCCCGTCTCATTGTTTCTACCGCTGCTTGAGCAGCAGCAATCTGAGGATTCATTGTTTGACTAGGAGACAATACAAACACATCTTCTTTCCTAGCAGGAACCCAAGAGCCATTAGATTGGTTTGAGATGTCATCAATCTCAGTGATACCACTTGGATCAAGGCACATCCAGAAAGCCGTAGCTGCTGCCATACCATCAAGCATAGCCTTTGTGTAACTGTCTAGTGACTGGAGATCACCTAAGGTATCCTCACTATGAGATCGCCCATAGTTTTCACCAGCCACCCCGTACCAACGTAAAGCTGTACATGGACATACTTCATACGTTCCTTTAGAAAGTTCATTACCATCTGCATCTTCTTTTTTGTAATCCCATGTGTCTTTTTTATTACGAATTAATTGACAGAATTGTTTTTCATATCCCATCTTAGTGGTTGCTGGGATGTAGGCATTGTTACTGATAACATCAGGGTCTGTCAATTCATATTCTACATAGATGATCTCTTGCACAGTTCCATCCACAGCTCGTTGAACAACATAGTGATCTAATCTTGTTGTTCTAAACCTATAGTCATCTTCTATATGTACTAAGGAATCTCCTACAACAACTAAAGATTGGATAGCTTGATATACAACTTCCCTTAGATTAGAAGCTGCAAGCTTTCGGTATACTTGATAACACATAGTCTCAAGATATGTATTGATTTCATTCGTTGGTTCTACTCCAGACTTAAGATTGAACTTAAAGAAAGGAGTATCATTCACAGGAATCATAGCTGATAGCATTCGACTGGCTAACGAAGTAACACCACGTGACCCAACCGATGAGAAGGGAGATGGCAACAGCATCTCCTCAGTCCACCCTTCAGGTGGTAACAGACTGGGGATGGTTAGGGCTGCACAGTATCGTGAGCGAACTAACTTAGATTGACGAGCAGAATGTAGTTGTGTAAATCTATCGGCTAATGTATATTTCATATTGTCCTTATAACTTGTTAATGTTTACACCAGTATATAAAGAACCAAGAAAATCTAGTGATTGTTTATTAGAAGCACCAATAGTTCCTTTTTGTTCTGCTTCTGTTTGAGATGCAGCTTCATCAATAGCTGCTTGCTCGGCTTGAGTTGATTGCATAACAGCAGCGTTTTCCTCACGTTTAATCCGTTCTCTATCCGCAGCTTCTCGTTGAACTCTCCTAGCTTCGGTTGCCTCAGCTGCTGTACGGCGTTCATCTTCTTGTTGTTTTTGGAACTCTCGTTCTTCTCGCATTAATGTTTGTTGCTCACTTAAGGTCATACCACCATCAATCTTAGGACTACCTCCCATAAGTACCACCTGTCTCTTTCTGTTTGTTATATATTGCTTTTAGTTTGTTGATCAATTCTATTTGACCAGCTCTAAAAGCAGATCGTCGTGCAAATTTTTCTGTTGAAATATCAGGATCATACGCCAGTACTGGGTACATCTCGTCGAGTAACTCGATCAACCTTAGTTCGATCCTTGGAAAGATCTCTTGTTTCATTTTGTAGTTTTAATACCTCAGTTTGTAGTTGTCCAATCTGTTCATATAGATCTTTGAACATTAATCTAATGTCAGACTGACTCAGTGTTGCTATGTTTGTGTTTAACCGTAGTTTGAAATTATCTAATATACTCATGGTGTTGTTATTGTTGTTGGTAGTTGGTTTAAATATCTTAGTATATCATTATCTATGCTGTAGTTAGATGGACCACCTAGTTGTGATCCTCCTCCTGCTGGTGTAGATAAAGGATTATTAGATATCATTTGGGGATTAAAATACTCGCTTGTTATATTAGATGGTGTAACAGAAGAACCAAAGGTTGAATATGTTGCTCTAATATCGTGTAACATTTTTTTATATAACTGATCCTCAGATAAATAAGCGTTCTGATATGTACCAATCTTACGGTTATCTTGACCATACTTAGTAAACTCTGAGTTTATTGTTTCATACATGGTCTTAAAGTTTTTTCGCATATCAGCTAACTCATTTGATATTTGATAAGGTTTGTTTGTACTAAACAAAACACCTTCATCATCAGCTGTACTTTCTGTTTCATTAGCAAGCAAGCCTTTTTTTAACTCACCTAAAGCAGAATATTTTTTAGTAAGTTCATCCATTAAACCAACTTCAAACTTATCAAAAGTATAGGTTGGAGTTGTTTGACTTTCTTGGGGTAGGTCAAAGAGTTGAGTACCACCTATACGAGAAGTTTTCATAGCATCATCAATCATTGTCTGTGCTGTTGCAAGTGCTGCTCTTTCTGCGATGACCCCACTTAATCCACTAGGTCTTTTATAGTTACCCATTTGCAATAATTCTTTAGCTGATGTAGCTCGTAAAAGAAAATCATTTGCACCCATTGGATTATTGCTTAGCGTATAACCAAGATTTGTTATAGGGTTTTTCTTTTTTTTCTTATCTTCTTCTGTCGCATAAGTAGTTGTTTGAGCAGTCTTATAATACTGTTCATAGATATTAGAAGATATGTTTTCAAAGTCTCTTACAACGGGTGGTCTATCAGCTAACTTTTGTGTATATGCAGCTAATAGAATATCCATTTCTTTTTTATTCTTAGATACTTGAGCGTCATATCTTTGTCGATATCTACGATCATATCCTGCTTGCACTTGGGGTGCCCCATATATCTGGGGACTCCCGTATTGGTTGTAGGTAATAGCCATTTGTATCCTTACTTTAGTTCACATCCTCCAGCAGAGCAAGCTAGATCATGTGATGATGTTGTTGAATCAATCATTTCATAGTTCATCAGTTGAGAAAAATCAACTGCAATCTTTGGTGTCATGTTGTATGTCCTAGCATCAATGGTTTCAAAGGGAGCTTGAGCATATGTATGATCAGACTTAGGCAGAA